AGATATCTGGTAAAAGTAATCAAACTTATGTGGTCTACCAACTGTACCATTCATGGCATACATTGACTCTAAACTTCTAAAGAAATACCCGGGAGGAGGTTCGTAAAGCAGATCGCCTGCATTGTTAGATTGTTGTGATACACATTGCGTACTTAGAAATTTGATTGCGTCAAATGGTCGTAAACTTGGTATTACATACTTGGCATTTGTCTTTGTTGGTTCATATGTCAATGCCCTTGTACTGTTTAAATATTTTTTGTTTCTTAATATATCTTCAATTGCATACTCAATAGGTCCTTTATATGCTCTACTGACCTTTGTCATAAAATTATAGTAATACTCTTTTGATGTAAAGAATATATCATAACCTTGCGACCTCTGGTTGTTAGGGTCTTGTTTTACTTTTTCTATTTTGTAAATGTGAAACTGTTTACCACTATCTTCGGTAAAGTTTACACCATTTACACCTGGTGTGCTAAATTTTAGACTTAGTTTGTCCATACCTGTAATAGGTAATACTGTTCTTATATCTTGCGAATCATAAACTTGTAACTTACCAATCATACTAGATTCAAATATATTTTCTGTAAGTTCTATTGAAGCTGTGATAAGTTTAATATCAACAGTTCTAGGTAAATTGTTTTCTGCGAGTCTATATGATACAATTTCACAGGTCTCTAAATTGTAATCACCTGCTGCTGTTAGTCTATCGTGTAATGCCATATCATTATCTAACCACTAATTTATTAAATTCATTTTCAAATACTTTTAAATAACCTGGTGCCAATATGTGTATCTGTCGTTTTTGGTCTTGTAATCTTCTTTCATATTCTATATTAGATACTGATTGAGCACCTGCTGTATCACTATTGACTTCTAGTTTGTGTGAATAGTCTGACGGACCATCACCTGTTTGTTTACCACTTGATTGTGTAATCTCGTAATGGTGTATGCCGTCTGGATTAGAATACTTATCTGCTACATATTGTTGAAATACATACTCATCTAATGGCCAGTCATAAAATCTATTAACAATATTATTCATCAAACACACAACCCAAAAATAGTTGGTGTCACCATAAACTTTAAATGCAACTGTTTCAGGTGATTCACCCTCGCCCACATCATACTTATCAAGTAATGATATATTGTCTTTAATTTTACTTCTTACTTTAATTCTACGAAATATATCAGGAACAAGTTTAAAATTGTTTGTGTTATCAATATCATATAACAGTTTTGGAAATTTACTAAAGTACATGTTATGCTCCGAAACTCATTGGTGCACCATGTGGTGTAGGACCTTGAGCACTTGATGGTTGTATTTTTTCTTTTGTAATAAATTCTAGTTCAGTAAATCCTAATGTAAGTTGTGTTGTAGTAGGTTGACCATCTTCAAATGTACTAAACTGTGCTTCTGGTCCATATTTTACATCAACATCTGTACATACACATCTTGATATTTTGTGTAAGTTAGGATTTGTTCCTTCTTTAAACATGTAATGTATTTCAAATTCAGACGGCGCAATAAAGAAACGACCTGCTGATTTTGCTTCTTCCATAGCAGGACTCGAATGATATTTAAATAGTTTTACAATCTTTTGTACATCAAATGCCTCTTCAGCATTTTTAGGATAAAAATCAAATGTATATGAGAAACTTCTAAAACCTGGTCCATTATAATATTGTTCGTTTCTAGGGTTTACTGCAAGACCAATATTCTTTGTAGATAATCTAAACAAGTCACCACCACCTAACATATCAAGACCACCACTTGCAATTTGTTTAAAATATACAGCAGACGCACCTACAAAACCTTTTAGAAATGCGTCAAAGGCTTTTGTTCTTGTTTCTGCGTCTTTCATGGCTCCACCTGTTCTAAAAATATCACCTGATAATTCAGCTGCTTCAACTTCGTAACCATTTTTATATTGTACTGATATAGCAGGTGGCATGTATAACGCAACAGCACTTGTTACTTTTTGATTTGCTGGCACTTTTGTTGTAGATGAATGATTTGTTAATCTAGCGGGTGGTGTTCTAGCACTTCTTAAATTTTCTATATTACCTTTTGTAACTTGTCTTGATTCTGTCTTATCATATCTACCAGCAGGTCCCTCTGCGCCTGTTACAACTGTAGCAGTAGATGAGGTATGACTAGCAGACCAACCCATATCTTTTGCTAAATCAAAATCTCTACCTAAATGACCGTAATTGTTTGTCAATGAATAAAATATAATATAATGACCTAATTCATCTGTGCCTAATTCTTTTGGATATCTAATAGCACTAAAACCTAAAGGGTCACCTTTTAAGTTTTTTTCTACGGGGTCTTTTATTGAATCTGCTAATGGTGATGGCGAGTGTATAATCTCATCTGCGGCTGCAGCCTGTTTTTGGTTACCACCCATAAAACCACTTGCGATACCATTTACAAATCCGCTTACTTGATTGAATATTGACATGTATAAATAATCCTTAGTTAGTAATATTTATATAGGTAATAAGAGTGAAATGAGAAAGAGTTACAAAGGTCTATACAAACCAACCAATCCAAAGAAATATGTTGGTAATACCAAACAGATAGTATATCGGTCACTATTAGAAAGACGGTTCATGCGTTATTGTGACCTGAATGAGGATATAGTATATTGGGCAAGTGAAGAATTGCCTGTTAGATATTATAGCCCGCTAGACAAGAAATGGCACCGATATTTTCCTGACTTTGTTGTAAAGACGGTGAATAATCATAAGTACATGATTGAAATAAAACCCTCTCGCCAAGCAGTAAAACCCAAACCACCAAAAAAGAAAACAAAATCGTATATGCGTGAATCATTTGAGTATATCAAGAACCAAGCAAAATGGTCTGCCGCTAAAGAGTATTGTGAAGATAATGGTATGCAATTTAAGATTATTACCGAAAAGGACCTTGGTCAATATTAATTAACAGGTTGTAAATGACTGTCCATGTGGTGATTAGGTTGACCTGTAATTACATCACCTTGTTTAATACTTTGATTGTTTGTTTTAATGTCTGTCTGAACATTTGTATTCGCACCATGAGATAATTCCATCTCTCTAAATTTATTATATGCGTCATTGACCTTTACAGCATTTGTTCTCTCGGCTGCTGTCATCATACTTTTTTCAAACATATCTTTTAATTCATCATCTGAATATAAATTTTTTAATGTATCATAATTAAATGCTGTATTACCTGTAAGGTTTTTAAATGATACATTTAATCTTTTCATCTCACTTTCTTGAATTCTAAGTAAGTATTTTACATTTGATATTTTCTTATCTAGTTCATTTTCTTCAGCCGTATCAAGCAAACCAGGTACATTTATTCTTTCTCTCTCAGCCTTTAATAATTCTAATTGTTGTTTAGTATCTTTAATCAGATTTTCTTGTTCTTGTAATCTTTGTTCACCACCAAATGTAGCAATCTTTTCTAAAATATCAATATTACCCATATCAGCATTACCTTGACCTCTTGCAATCATACCAATTTTAAAATTGTTTTTTGCTTTACCCTCTGTAACTAATTCATTGGCAGCTAATCTTAATCTATCACCAAACATTAATAGTTTTGATAAAACAGGTTTACTTTGGTCACCAAATGCACCTGTAGCAGCTAAATCTCTCAAATTTTGAAATGTTTTGACAGTATCATCTAATTTATCTTTGTCTAACATTATTTCTTTAATGTCAGCAACACTTAATGCTGAGTATTGTTCAGCAGTTTTGACTAAAGTATTTGATGAATCTGTTGATAATTCTCCCTTATCTTCTACCTCTTCTAAACCTGCCTGTGAAGCTTGTTTAATTTGTTCAGACGCTGATACTTCACCACCAAATAATGATACTAGACCACCACCAAATATTCTTTCTTTTAAAGCTATCTCTTCTTCTTTTAATTGTTTTGCAAATTCTTCATTTGTAATTTGCACTAAACTATCTAAATGGTCAAGTAAATATGCTCTCATCTCTTTTGCTTCATCCATCATATATTTTGCACCAGCACCAGCAGCGATACCTAAACCAGCTGCAAGTAAAAATGGTCCTGCTGAAACGGCAAATGCGGCTGTACCTAATTTACCTACTATACCAGCGGCTGCCATACCTTTAACTGCACTTGTTAAAACTGGTCCTGCTGTAAAGGCAAGTCCACCTAATCCTGCAAATAGTGACCCCCATTCTGTTTTTGAAATCTCATCTGACTTGCCTGTCATGTAGTCATAAACACCTTTGATACCAACACCTGCTAATGCAATAAAGGCACCTTTTTTACCAAATAATCCTGCACCAGCAGCCGTAGCCATGATAGCAGTTTCCATGTCTGCTTTTTCTGTTTCAGGAATATCTACTTTTAAAATACCATCTTCAACAAAATCTATAAGAGGTCTTGCAAGAAAACTTGCCATCAAACCATAAAAACCACCTCTGACTAATCCTTTACCTAGACCTTTTGCAAATCTAGCGGCTGCACCTGAAGCAATTACACCACCTGCACCAAAGATAGCACCTAAAGCACCACTTAACAAATTACCTAAATTAAAACCTGCACCATCCATATCACCTTCAGGTATTGAACCTGTGGGTACTACAGTTGGTGTACCATCATCATCCAAATTTTCTTTATTTGCCTCTGCTAATGCTTCTCTTTCTCTTCTCTCTTTGTCTTTCGCCATGTCAACTTGTTCTTGTATCAATGACCCTATATTTTGAGTTGCCTCAAATAATCTTTCTTGACCTTGATATAATGCACCCAGCACATTTATATTTGCACCCATAGCACCTGCTTGTAACAATGTGCTATGCATATCATCTGGTGGCAATAAACTATTAGCCGCCGAGAATGATTGACCTACTTTATTTTGTAGTGTTGTTGCAATACTTAATGCTGAATCAACTGACATTATTTTTTACTCTTACTTGTACCTGTGTATAAACCAAACCAGGCAGCGCCAGCACCAACTACGATACTGATTAACCCACTTTGTTCCATTGTTGGAGCAGATAAGTCCATATACCATATTACACATTTGTATAATAGTATAATATAAACTGTTAAGAATAGTCTTGGAAATATTCTCCAAGCGTCAACAGCTCTTGCCATATGAATTAATTTAGCATATGGATTTACTCCTAAATCTTTGATTGAAGTATCTACTTCTAAATCGACCTGTATTTTTTGTTTAGGTTCTGCAACCTTAACATCTTCTTTTATTTCTTTACTCATTTTCTCCTATTTGCCCTCTCCATAGCTCGTTCCCTTTCTTCCTTAAGGAATTTAAGCAATTGTTGTATATAAATCTCCCTCTCCCAAGGAAGCATTTCATCTAACTCAGTTAAAGAATATTTATGATGGTGTATTAGAGCAAAATTAGTTTGATAATGATTCTCTAAGCTGTCGTGAGAGAGGGCAATCCGAAAAAATCTTGCGCTCCCTTCAACACTATCTTATTCTTAACTTTCGTTTTAGGATTCTCTAATTCAAACTCATGTTTTAACATGGGCATTGTTTCAAAGAATTCGTTAATCTTTTTAAACACTTCACCACCACAACCATCTAAGAAAGTATTTAATTCTTGTGTAGAATAATCTTTTACAGAATGGACTTTATCGCCCTCATAGATTTCATGCATACAAGAAGCAATCATTTCAAATAATTGTTCAGTTCTCATTCCCTTGACATTTTTACTTGTGTCAACAGAATCAATTGTAGGGTATTTCATAATAATGCCAATATTTTTGTCTTTATCAACAATAATATTATTTGTGTGAGTGTCCTCAACTTGAACCTCAACTTTTGATAAGTCAATCTCTGCCTCACCATAAGTTTTTTTGTCATCTGGACATAACATTCTTAATTTTGTTACCTCACCAACTGACTTGGCTCTAATTTGTAAAAACACATACTCTAAATCAAATGTCGGCATATTTTCACCGTCTAATTGACCAAATGTACATGATTTTACTATGTCTTTTAACGCCTGACTAATTTGTTTTGGTTCATTGGACTCTAGTGCTTGTAGTAAAATCTTTTCTTCTTTTACAAGAAAAGGTCTAAACTTTACTTTCACATCAGCTGAAGGCAATGTCAATTCAAATGTTTGCGTTTCTAATATAGGTAATGCCATATTATATTTCTCCTTTTAATTATGTAAGTGGTGGGAATGGAGGTGTAACTCTTCCACCGGTCACTTTTCCAATTGGTAAATTTCTACGACCTGCGTCAAGAACCTGTTTACCTGCTCTTTGAAGTTCAGGCGGCAACTTACTTAATAATCCGCCAAATAGACCAAAGTCTTGTCCCTTTTTAATTGTAGGTACATCACCTTGTTCTTTTCCAATACTTGCTAAATTTATATCATCTATTGTTAGATTTTTCCATTTTCTATATCTCAAATTAATTGGTACATTAATTAATGTGTCATTAGAACCATAATCGTATTCAATAGAACCTATTGTTTCAGGATATACTTCTTCTAATCTAACTGCATATGTAATTCTATCTCTATCTCCCTCACCACCTGAAGCACCTAATTGGTAGATATCCATGTGACCAATATAATCATCATAATATCTTATGTTGTGAGTATCTTCATCAAAAATTTGTGTTTGCCAAGATTCAAAAAATGCTCTCTGTCTTAAATATTTGTCACCATAAAAAGTACACTCAATAGTTCCAGGATAAGAATATGCATAAGGCATTTCTCTACCTGGTCCGTATGTAATATGTTTTGTTGTGTTTATATCTCTACTAGGCAATGTAACTTTATTACACATCATATTAATATTTCTCAACATCTCAGCATTTGTATAATAATCGTTTCTTTGTTTTGGTGGTGGACCACCTTGAACATTTTGTCCGTATTGAATTGTTTTTAATTTACTATTCAACCAAAATCTTACAAGATATCTATTAGGTCTAGCAACACCCTCGCCCATGTTTATTTGTGATATGAATTGACCAACAGTAGAACCAGGATTACCTGGTCGTCTTTGTAATCTTTTATCACCAGCAACATTGACTAAAGATTTATCTCTAGGTATACCTATTCTAATATCTTGACCAAATATTCTAGTACCGCCTCTTAAAATTGCCATTATAGTATTTTCCCTTTATTTGGTCCTTTTTTAATTCTATATCTCTGTGTGCCTGTAGCACCTATTTCTACTTCTTGTCTTAAATTTTTAGAAAGTTCTAACTCTTTCTTTTGTTTATTAATTTTGTT